TTTGATCCACAGCATCCTACATCTGGATTTGATTCTTTTCATAAAGCAGTGTTAAGAGGTGCGGCATCTGGTCTTGGTGTGTCTTATGTCTCACTAGCTAACAACCTAGAGGGTGTCAATTACTCATCTATCAGACAAGGCACACTAGAAGAAAGAGACAACTACAGAATATTGCAACAGTTCATGATAGAACACTTTTTACAACCAGTATTTAGAAAATGGTTGTTAGAAAGCATGTCATTTAAGAGAAATTTCCCATTACCTTTAGATAAATACGATAAATTTGCAGAATCAGCTATTTTTGTACCAAGAAGTTGGGGTTGGATAGATCCAGTTAAAGAAGTAAAAGCCAATGTAGATGGATTACAAGCAGGGGTTGTCACCATGCAAGACATTCAAGCCAATTATGGTAGGGATGTAGAAGAATTGTTTGAACAGCATCAAAGAGAAGAAGATCTAGCAGACAAATATGGTGTCAAGACAGCTTATCAACCATTTGGTGCCATGAAAATGCCAGTTGATCCAGAAGTTCAAGGCAATGAAGATGAATCCGAGTAATGGTAAAGGCTCAAAGCAGAGACCAACAGATCAAGATAAATTCAATAAAGGTTGGGAAATGATTTTTGGTAAAAATATGGAAAACCCCAAGAAATACAAATGGAAAAAGACTAAAAATGGCAAGTTATAAACCAACAAAAGGCATGAAAGAAGAAGCTAAGAAGGGCTTGGATTGGCGTAAAGAATATGGCAGAGGTGGCACAAGAATTGGTTTAACTAGAGCAAATCAAATAGTCAATGGTGAAAATTTGTCTGAAGATACAGTTAAAAGAATGTATAGCTTCTTTTCTAGACATGAAGTGGATAAAGAAGGTAAAGGCTTTACCCCAGATGAGGATGGTTTTCCTTCAAATGGCAGAATAGCCTGGGCTTTATGGGGTGGAGATCCTGGATTTTCATGGTCTACTGCAATTGTTGAAAGACTTAAAGCAGAAGAAGAAAGATCTTACGATGAAGAAAGACAAGCCAGTGCAGCAATCAAAAAATCACTACAAACCAAAGCAGATGAACACAATGAAGAATATGGTGATGATGCTAAAAGAAAAACCAACGTTGGTACCTTAGAAAAGGTTTACATGAGAGGCAGAGGAGCCTTCCAAAGCAATCCAGGCAGCGTAAGACCTAGTGTGAAGACACCAGAACAATGGGGATTGGCTAGGGTAAATAGCTTTTTATATGCTCTTAGAAACCTTAAATTCAGAAGTGGTAAGCATGATACAGACCTATTACCTAAAGCACACCCTTTATCTTCTAAAGAAAATGGTGATAGAATAGCCAATATGGACACAGAAAGCAGACACATTAAAGATATTAGAGAAACAGAAGATTCTTACATAATAGAATTTGGTAAATCAATGCCAATGCCAGAGGATAAAGAATCAAGACCTTATCATGATGAAGAAGAAGAAAAATCAATGAAAGAAGAAGATAGAATAAATAATGATGAACAAAATAGAAGTGAAGAGGTTTCAGAAAATCTTGAAACAAAAGAAGATGAAACAGAAGAAAAAAGAGATAATGAAGAATCAGATAATGATGAAGCATTAAGATTCTATGCAGAAGAAACACTGCAAAGAGCTTTTGAATTTGATAGAAACAAAATCAATGAAGAAGAAAGAACTGTAGAAATCGGTGTTTCTTCAGAAGAACCAGTTATGAGAAACTTTGGTTATGAAGTTCTAGGACATAGCCAAGATGAAATAGATATGTCTTTTATGGCATCAGGCAGAAGCCCACTTTTACTAGATCACGATGCTACCAAGCAAATTGGTGTAGTTGAAGAGTTTAAAATTGATGCAGAAAATAAAAGAACAGTAGCTAAAGTAAGATTCTCAAAATCACAACTTGGTCAAGAGATATTTGATGATGTTAAAGATATGATCAGACAAAATATCTCAGTAGGTTATCAAGTTAATAAAATGGACAAAGAGGGTGAGAGGGATGGTATCCCAATCTATAGAGTTCATGGATGGACACCTCTTGAGGTAAGTGCAGTAAGTATTCCTGCAGACACCTCAAGGCTTGTAGGCTTTGGAAGATCTAAAGATATACAAATTAAATCTAATAAACCAGAGGATAAAATAATGGAAAATGAAAATAAAACTCCAGAAGTTAATCCTAATGAACTCAGAGAACAAATGGCTAAAGAAAATGCAGCTATTATTGATCTTGCTGTTAAACACGACAAGAGAGATTTAGCTAATGACGCTATAGCCAAAGGTGTTTCCCTTGAGCAATTTAGAGGACAACTTCTAGAATCTCTAGCATCTAAGCCACTAGATTTACCATCTAATGTGGATATGAATCAAAAAGAAGAAAGAAGCTACAGCTTAGTTAAAGCTATTAATGAAGCTGCACATGGTAAACTTTCAGGTCTTGAAAGAGAGGTTTCAGATGAAATCGCTGCAAGAACTGGGAAACAAGCCAGAGGTTTCTACATGCCAACAAATATCTCTTTTGGACAAAGAGACCAGCTAGTAGGTACAGCATCTGCTGGTGGTAACTTAGTGCCAACAGATCACCTTGGCGACCAGTACATTGAGTCTTTAAAAGCTCGACTTTTAGTGGGCGACAAAGCGACCATACTTAATGGCTTGGTAGGTGATGTTGCTATACCTAAGATGTCAGCAGAAGTTTCAAATGCAGCTTTTGTTGCAGAAAACAATGCTCCAACTGAAGGTGCAGCAACTTTCTCACAAGTTACAATGTCACCTAAGACTTTAGCAGCATATGTTGATGTCAGCAGAAAATTATCTATGCAGTCAGATCCATCAGTTGAGCAATTGATTAGAAATGACATTATCAACACTTTTGCAAGAAAGATTGATGGTGTAGCAATTGAAGGAGGATCTGCAAATGAACCTTCAGGGATTATTGCTTCTGTTTCTAATAATGTTGAAGCTATTGGTACAAATGGTGGTGCTGTTTCTTATGACAACGTTGTAAACCTTGTCAAACTAGTATCAGAAGATAGTGCAATATTGAACGATGATTCAGTATGCTTTATTTCACACCCAGCAGTTACAGCTAAACTAAGAACTACTGCAAAACAATCTTCAGGTGTTGAAGGTAACTTCATTCTTGAGCCAAACAACACAATGCTTGGTTACAGATATGAGGATAGTTCATTAGTGCCTAATGATTTAACAAAAGGTACTCTTGATCCTGCAGCAGCCCTAATATTTGGTGACTTCAGTCAGCTTCTATTGGGTTTCTATAGTGGAGTTGATATTATCGTAGATCCTTACACAGGTTCAAATGCGGGGACAATCAGATTATCGATGTTCCAGGATTGCGACGTTGCGTTAAGACATGATGATAGCTTTGCTGTATGTAAAGATATTGATTTTAGTTAATATTTCTTAACTTAATTTAGGGGTGCTTATGCACCCCTTTTTTTATGTATAATGTTCATATGAGTGACAAGAAAGTTAAATTTGTTTTTAATCAGACAGCCTATTATGGTGGCAAGAAATACCAAGCAGGTGAATATCTAGAAATATCAGAAAGAGAAGCAGCTGAATGGGAAAATGTAAATTTTGGCAATCTTTATAAGCCAAGAGGATCTAAAAAGAAAAAGGATAAATCATGAAAGTAGTAGCAACTAGAAAAGTATTCTATGCAGGTAAAGCATACAACACAGGGGATGTCTTTGAATGTGCAGAGCATGACTTCCCAGGTTTAGAACCTGCTGGTGTTGAAGAATATAAAGAAAAGAAAGTAAATAAACTGGACAAAGCACAAAAAGAATTTAAAACAAGATAATGGCTTTAGAATCAGAACAAGATCTGTTGAATTTCTTTGATACTGAAACACATGGTAGTAATGCCAGTGTTTCTATTGATGGCACCAGTTCTACTATCCAAGTAATCTTGAATAAAGAATATTTTGCTATTCCAGGGGAATCGGTAGATGTTGATGGTTCTCAGCCAGTAGCAACTTGTAGGAGTTCCGATGTATCAGGCATAGATACTGATGACACCATAACCATAGCTTCTATTACTTATAACATTGTTAATATTCAACCAGACAATACTGGTGTCACAGATCTTATCTTGCAAGAACAATGATCTTATATACAGAAGAACAGCTTGATAAAGCCTGGCAATACGATTGCAAAGTTAGAAACTCAGTTGGTGCCAATTGGATCCCAAGAGGTATGTATGAAAGATTGTTTGTTTATTATCTTGAATGTATCGCTAGTGGTGATGAATTAATTAAATTAGATATACATATACCACAAGATTTATTGGACACTATTGGTGATAATTTAGAAGTAGAACAGGATGAGGAAGTGCATTAATGTTTGATTTAGTAAAAATATTTGGTGATTTAGGTAAAACATGGCTTAAATCTAAAGTAGTAAAAACAGAAGCTAAAGCCAAAGCAGAAGCACAGATCATGGTCAATTCATCTAAATCTATATCCGATTGGGAAGCCTTACAAGCTAGAAATGCCGGACAATCTTGGAAAGATGAATGGCTTACTATATTATTTTCAATTCCACTTATCTTGGCCTTTATTCCTGCAACTGTGCCTTATGTAATGCAAGGATTTGAAGCATTGGAATTAATGCCAGAGTGGTATAGATATTCTTTGTCTATTATTGTGGCAGCATCTTTTGGTGTTAGATCTGTCATAGGTTTTATGAAAAATAAAAAGTAATGCCTAAGAAATCCAAATCGCAATTCACTTCTGAACATAAACCTGCTTGTGGTGTCAATGGCAAGAAAACATCACAAGGCAGAAGAAACTTTGGCTCATCTACCATGAATAAGAATCAAAAAAGAAGCTACAAAAAATACAGAGGACAAGGCAAATAATGTAGAATTGTGTTATGGCACACTACAGACAACAGATCAGAGAACAAGTAGCAACCACACTTACAGGCCTAGACACAACAGGCAATAATGTTTTTCCATCAAGGATCTACGATATAGAAGAATCAAAATTACCATGTCTATGTGTTTATACGACAGAAGAAAGCTCTGAACCTATATCAATGTCTCCACCCAGGAGCATAGAAAAAATACTTAATCTAGTCATAGAGGTGTATGTCAAAGGACAAAACTCAGCATCAGATCTAGAAACCATATTAAAAGAAGTTAAAGAAAAGATGTTTACAGATAGATTAATTAATAATTTAGCCAAAGATAGCTACTTAAGTACTCAAGAATTAACTTATAATGGAGAAGGTAACAAAAATATTGCTGTTGGTGTTCTAACATATGAAGTTAGCTACTACCACACAGAAGGAACATTAGGATAATATGGCACTAAAAATATCAGATAGAGTAAAAGAAACAACAGTTACTACAGGTACAGGAACAATCACATTAGCTGGAGCTGTCACAGGATTCAGAACATTTGCTAGTGTTTTATCGGCTAATGACACAACTTACTATGCCATTGTTAGTAGTAGTGAATTTGAAGTTGGTGTTGGCACATTTTCTGGTGGTACATTAACTAGAGATACAGTTTTATCATCATCCAATAGCAATGCCAAAGTAGATTTTGGTGCAGGTAGCAAAAATGTCTTTATCACCCAACCAGCCGACAAAGCCATATTTCAAGATGCTTCAGGCAATGTTGCTGGATTAGATACTGATAATGTTACAGAAGGTTCTACTAATCTATACTTTACCGATGAAAGAGTGGATGACAGAGTAGGCTCACTGCTTGTTGCAGGTGATAATGTCACTTTATCTTACAATGATACTGCTGGAACACTGACCATATCAGCTACAGAAGATGATTTATCTAATAACGATACAGACGATTTAGCAGAAGGTACTAGTAATCTTTATTACACCAGTGCTAGAGCTAATGCAGATTTTGATACCAGATTAGCTACCAAAGATACCGATGATTTATCGGAAGGTTTAACAAATCTTTACTATACAGATGCTAGAGCAGATGCAAGGGTTAATTTACAAACAGGTGCTAATTTAGATTTATCTAGCAAATCAACCACAGATTTAAGTGAAGGCACTAACCTTTATTACACTACTGCGAGGTTTGATTCTGCCTTTTCAGGAAAATCAACATCCGATTTATCTGAAGGAACTAACCTTTATTATACCGATGCTAGATTTGATACCAGACTAGCAACCAAAACAACCGACAACTTAACTGAAGGCTCATCAAATCTTTATCACACTACAGAAAGAGTACAAGACATAGTGGGTGGTCAGTTTGTAACAAATGGCTCTCATACAGGCATATCTTTTGTTTACGATGATGCTACCGATGGGGGTGTTAATGCTACTGTTTCTTTAGCATCTTTCAGCACATCGGATTTATCAGAAGGAACAAATCTATATTACACAACAACTAGATTTGATTCTGCTTTCAGTGGTAAAAGCACATCAGATCTTAGTGAAGGTACTAATCTTTACTACACCACTGCAAGATTTGATACTGCATTTAGTGGCAAAGATACCGATGATTTATCAGAAGGTACAAGCAATCTGTATTACACCAATGAAAGAGTAGACGATAGAGTTGCTAATTTAATTCAGAATGGTACAGGGATATCATTTACTTACAACGATACTTTAGGCACATTAACACCAACTGTATCACTATCTGCGTTTGACACCGACAATTTATCAGAAGGCAGCAGCAATCTTTACTATACCGATACAAGAGCTAATGCAGCCATAGACGCAAGAGTTACACAATCCTTTGTCAATGCCCTAAATGTAACAGCAGCAAGTGTCCAAGCCAATTCTGTAGCTCTAGGCACAGATACTACAGGCAATTACATAGCAACCATAGCTGGTACAGCCAATAAAATCACAGTTACAGGTTCAGGTTCAGAATCAGCAGCAGTGACATTAACACTGCCAGATGATGTGCAGATAGCTAATGATTTAACAGTAGCAGGAGATTTAACAGTCAATGGAGCTACCACAACACTAGGAACAACCAATCTTGAAGTATCAGATAATTTGTTTGAGCTTAATGCAGGATTAACCACAGCACCAGTCAATGATTCTGGTATGTTAATTCAAAGAGGTACTTCCGATAATGCAGTATTCATGTGGGATGAATCTGCTGATAAATTTACACTAGGCACAACCACAGCCACAGCAACTTCTACAGGCAATATAGTAATTACAACTGGCTCATTGGTAGCTAATTTAGAGGGTAATGTCACAGGCAATGTAACTGGTACAGTCTCATCATTGAGCAACCACGATACAGGAGACTTAGCAGAAGGTAGTAACTTATATTACACAGATGCAAGATTTAACAGTGCTTTTTCAGGCAAGTCTACTTCTGATTTATCAGAGGGCAGCAATTTATATCACACATCAGAAAGAGTACAAGATTTGGTTGGTGGACAATTTGTTACCAATGGTTCACACACTGGCATTTCATTTGCTTACGATGATGCAGGTGATGGTGCGATTGATGCCTCAGTATCACTAGCTTCATTTAGTACATCCGATTTAAGTGAAGGCACAAATTTATATTACACAGACACAAGATTTGATACTAGATTGGCTACCAAAACTACAGATAATTTATCTGAAGGTACATCTAATCTATATTTCACTAATGAAAGGGTTGACGATAGGGTTGACAGTCTATTAACAGCAGGAAGCAATATCACTCTTACTTATGATGATACAGCAGGGACATTAACCATTGCAGGTGTTGAAGATGATTTATCCAACAATGACACCGATGATTTAAGTGAAGGTGCAACCAACCTATATTACACAGATGCTAGAGTTGAAAGCTACCTAGATGGTGGCACATCGACCCCAACCTTTGCATCTGCTACAGTTTCAGGTGATTTAACAGTAGATACCAATACTCTTAAAGTTGATTCAACTAATAATAGAGTTGGTATCGGAATTGTAAGTCCTGCAGAAGCTCTTGATGTCAATGGAAATATTCAAACTGACGATACCCTTATATTTAATAATGGCACAGTCAGGTGGCAACATTTAGTCAATGGTAATGAATATACACTTAGATACAATGGTGGTGCATGGAATGAGTACCTTAGAGTGGACGTAGATGGGAACGTAGGTATTGGTACAAGTAGTCCTTCAAGCATATTACATCTATATGCTAATGACCCACAAATTCTATTTGATGATTCAGGAACACAAGCAAGTCTAACAGGACAGTCAGGAAACATTTTATACAAAACATCATCAACAAATAGAGACCATGTGTTTTATGGTTTAAGTACAGAAGTTGCCAGAATCACAGGAGATGCTAATTTTACCATAACTGGTGGCAACTGGTCTGGTAACGATAGATTCAATCTTTCTGTAAATCAATTTGATGCAGGTGCAACTTTCCAAACAGGAGAATTTTTATTATTTGGCGACCACGATGGTACTAAAGATAAAATGCTTACCCTAAAAAGAGCAGGAAGCGATGTCTTTACTGTAGATGCAGGTGGCAACGTAGGTATTGGGACAAGTAGTCCAGCTGACAAACTAGACATAGTAGGAACAGGTGCAGACACAGGCTTAAGCATCGCTTCTGGTGGTAATGGTGGTGTCCCTTTATTTGAGGTTACATATTCTGGTGGCACAAGAGGTTCATCTTTTGTTATTGATGATAGTGAAAACGTAGGTATTGGGACAGATGACCCTCAAAGTATGCTTGAGCTAGACAGGTCTACAAATGGATTTAATGAATTAAGATTAACCAATGGTAGATACAATACTAGCGGTATTGGTTTTGCCATAAGTGCTAGAGGTTATCAGAATGTAGAATCTGGAAGAATTGAATTTTTAAGAATAGGTGCATGGAATGAAAGTGCTGGTTCTAAGGATTCTGCTATGGTTTTTTCTACTACTAATAATGGTACTTCAGCAGAACGCATGAGGATTACTGATATTGGTTTGTTACAAGTCGGCACAACAACAACAACTGATGGCAGAATAAATGCTACAACATTAAGTGGTAAATATGCTTTAGCTTTAAATGATACTTTTGGTAACAATGCTCTTGCCCAATTTTTAGATAATGGTAGTCAAGTTGGTAGCATTACCATTTCTGGGAGCAATACATCATACAACACCTCTTCTGATAGCAGATTAAAAGAAAATATCGTTAATGCTAATAGTCAATTAGAAACCATTAATAACATAAAAATCAGAGAATACGATTGGCTTAAAGATGGTAAACATGAAGTGGGTGTCATTGCTCAAGAACTTGAAGAAGTTTATCCAGATGCTGTAACAGTTGGTGGTGAAGATGTTAAGAAAAATCCATATAGTGTTGATTACTCTAAACTGGTTGCACCACTTATCAAAGCAGTACAAGAACAACAAGAACAAATTGAATCACTCAAAAGTGAAATAGAGCTATTAAAAGGAAACTAAATGCAATTTGGATTAGGTGCTTTTGCTGAACTGCCCTTTGCATCAGAAGATGGTACAGCAAAATCAATAGAAGAATTAATCAGAGAAGCAGCCACCGATACTTTGACTGGCTTAACCACTACAGGTGCTAATATCTTTGCATCTAGGGTACACAACTTAGAACAAATCAAGCTACCAGCTTTATTGCTTTACACCAGGGATCTTGAATCTAGCCCAATAATAATGAACACACCCAGGACAATAGAAAAGAATATTATTCTTCATGTGGAAGGTTATGTTAAACAAAATGCCAATTATGACGATAAGATTGATGATATATGTCAAGAAGTTGAAGAAGCCTTGTATGGCAATAGATTATTAAATAACCTGGTAAAAGATAGCTTTTTAGATGAGACTTTAATAGAATATGAAAGTGAAGGTGATAACCCTCTTGCAAGAGTTGTAATGGACTTTCAAGTTGTTTATCATCATACAGAAGGAAGTTTGTAATTATGGCAACATTTAAAGGATCAGAAGGTGTAGTTTCAGCAGGTGGCAATACCATTGGTGAGATTAGATCATTCACAGTAGAACAGTCAGCAGATACTATTGAAGATACTTCAATGGGTGATTCTGCTAAAACCTATAAATCTTCATTAACATCTTTTACAGCATCGGTTGATGCTTTATTTGATGATACTGATACAGCACAAGAAGCAATGACAATTGGTTCAGAACTTGCATTCTTATTCCAACCAGAAGGATCCACAACTGGAGACTATCAATTATCTGGTTCAGGAATCATCACTGGTATTTCTCAAAGTCAATCATACGATGGCCTTGTTGAAAGATCTTTTACTGTGCAAGGAACAGGTGCTTTAACTGTAGGTACTGCTAGTTAATAAGTGAAAGCAATAGAAAAAGCTAAAGCTCATTTCAATTCTTTAGACATCAAAAAGATAGATGTACCAGAATGGGATCTGGTCATTTATGCCAAACCTCTCAATCTCTTTGAGACTAAGAAACTAATGAAATTTGCCAACGATGATTCCATTGAAATGTTGGCTTATGTGGTCATGCTTAAATCTTTAGATGAAAAAGGTGAACCACTATTTACCCTAGAAGATAAGAAAGCCTTACTCAATGATGTTGATAAAGATGTTTTAGCAAGAGTAGCTAATGATATTATGAATCAACAGAATCCAGACGTAGTAAAAAAAAATTAGAAGAAGATAACCATACCTTTAATCAGTTAGCTCTAGCTGAAGCCCTTAACAAAACTTTATATGAAATTCAACAAATGAGTGTTGAAGAATACCAATTATGGGTTGCTTACTTTAAAATAAAAGAACACAGGCATAAAGATGGCTAAAGAAAAAATAAATATAGTTCTCCAGGGTATCAACAATACTCAAAAAGCGTTTAAGGATGTTAAAAGAAATCTTGATACTCTAGATAGAAAAACCAAAGGATTACAAAAAAGTTTTAGCTTTGTTGCTAAAACAGCTACAGCATCATTTACTGCTGTTTCAATTGCTGTTGGTGTCTCTACTAGAAATATTGACAGACTAGTCAAAACATCTGAAAAACTTGGTGTATCTGCTGAATTTTTACAGAAATTTAGATTTGCAGCAGAACAAGCAGGTATTAGAACTGAAACTGCTGATATGGCAGTCCAAAGATTTACAAGGAGACTTGCTGAAGCTGATAGAGGTACTGGTGAAGCCAAAGATGCTTTGCAACAGCTAGGGATCCAATTAAGAGACAATGAAGGCAATCTTAGACCAGTAGAAGAAGTTTTATTAGATGTTGCTGATGGTATTAAAAACGTTACTAATGAATCTGAGAAAGTAAGACTTGCTTTTAAATTCTTTGATTCAGAGGGTGTAGCTTTGGTGGGAACCATGAAAGGTGGTTCTGAAGTTTTAAAAGAGTTCTTTGATGATGCAGAAAGTCTTGGTGGTGTCTTAACAACACAATCTGCTAAAGGTGTGGCTGATTTTGCCGATGAAATGACTAGGCTTAAAACATTGGTTGGTGGATTGGCTAATAACTTCACAGCTTCTTTGGCACCTGCTTTAGAAATGATTGTTGAAGATTTTGTTGATTTCATACAAGAGCAAGTTGAAGCACAGGGCGGTTTTAGACAATTTGGCAATTTCTTGGCTAATGAATTTTTAGGTATTGTGCAAATGATCATTGCAGCTTTTGTTAATTTATCCAATGTTGTTATTGGGGTTTTAGAAAAAATACAAGGTGCAGGGAAGTTTCTAGGCCTTGTAGAAGAGGCAGACAATGTCAAAGTTCTTAGAGAAGAATTGGCACAATTAGAAAAAGATTTAGTAGGAAAAACAGCACAAGAAAGAAGATTTGGAGTATCACCAGAAGAAAAGGCAGCAAGACAAGAATTAGTTAATTTAAAAAGAGAAGAATTAGAACTTGCACTACAACAAGGAAAGTTGCAGAGATTAAATGCAGATGATTTATTAGCAAAAATAGATGAAATAAGACAAAGCCTTAAAGACAATCCAATCAATCTATTTCCTGATGAAGAAAGTGGTGGTGCTGGTGATGGTGGCACTACAGCTCCAAAAGTATCTGGCTCATTCTTCAAAAATGCCAAACAAGCCTTAGAAAATTTTTCAGAAGATACCAATGCGATGATGACCAAAACTTTTGAAGATGCTTTCAAATCTGCTGAAGATGCTTTAGTAAGTTTCATTGAAACAGGTAAGTTGAACTTTAAAGGATTTGTGGATGCCATATTGTTGGATTTTGCCAGAATAGAGATTAAAAAAGGTCTTACCAATGTTTTAGGAACTTTCTTGACACCAAAAGCCATTGGTGGATCTGTAAGAGCAGGACAACCATATTTAGTTGGTGAACAAGGTGCAGAATTGTTTGTGCCATCATCTTCTGGAAGAATAATGCCCAGCAATCAAACCAAAGATATGATGGGTGGTGGAGTTAATGTAAACTTCTCAATTCAGGCTACCGATGCAAGAGGTGTTGATGAAATATTAATGTCTAGAAAAAATCAGATAGTAGCTATGGTATCTCAAGCAATGAACCAAAAAGGTAAGGCAGGATTAATATAATGGCAGGTGCATTTCCAACAAGCAAAAAACCTAGAGTTTTTAATTTAAGCTCTAACAGACCAAATAACACAGCTTATACTTTGAGTGGCAAAAGATCAGTTAAACAGTTTGCAGCTCAATATTTTAGCTTCAATGTGCAATTACCACCCATGAATCAATCTGACTTTCAAGAGTTCTATGCTTTCTTGGTCAAGCAGAAGGGTAGTTTTGAATCATTTACCTTTCAATATCCATTATCAAATTTGGGAGCTGATAAAAACAATGCTTCAGTAGCAGTCAATGGTGTTCATGCTGTTGGTGATTCTACTATTGCTATGGATGGTTTTACTGTTTCAACAGACGATGTATTTAAAGCAGGAGATCTAATTAAATTTAATGGACATGATAAAGTTTATATGGTTACAGGGGATGCCAACTCCAATGCCAGTGGTCAAGCCACAATATCAATAGAACCACCCCTACAATCAGCCTTAGCAAATGATGAAGATGTTGATACCAATCAACCAAGTTTCACTGTGGCATTAATGCAAGACGATGTACTTTACTCTACTGATGCCTCAGGATTCTTCTCATTGGGTTTTGATGTCAGAGAGGTGCTTTAATGGCTAGAAGTTTAGATAGCAGCGTTGTAGCTCAATTAACACAACCAGGCATAAGATTAGTACATCTACTTAAGTTGCAAACCAGTACATCAATACTTACTACAACACATGTTAAAGATCTGGTATATGATTCTGGATCTGGTAATGAAACCTATTATGCTGGTGGCAATTTAATTGAACTAGAGACTGTCAGAGAATCTGGTGACATGGAATACCAAAACTTTAATATCAGCCTTAACAATATCAGCACCACAACTAGAGATATGTTCAAGGGTGAAAACTACGTTAATAAAGCAGCAGATATTTATATAGCTTTCCTAGACAGTAGCGAGAACATTATTGAAGCCTATAAATGGTTCTCTGGCTCTCTAGCACATGCTGTACTGACAGAAGCAAAAGGAGAATATAAAGTCAAATTAGAATTAGCTAATCAATGGAAGAATTGGGATATTGTTCAAGGTAGAAAATATACCGATACATCCCAACAAGACTTATATTCAGGTGACAAGGGTTTGTCATTTGCTCACACCACTAACGAGGACATACGCTGGAATAGATAATGAATCCATTTGCAATAGGTAAAATCATTGAGGGTGTCATGGCTTTTGTCTCAAGTGTTGGCACGTTTTTAAGATATGCTGGATATGTCTATATGGGTGTTAGCTCATATCAAAACTATAAAGCTGGTAAAGCATTACAAAGAGCCTCACAAGAAATACTTTTAACTAAATATGGTACTGGTGGTGGTATTCCAGTTGTTTATGGCACCAGGAGAGTTGGTGGCACAGTGGTCTTTATGGAGACAGTTAATAATAAAGAACTCTTTGTAGTTTATGCATTGGCTGTTGGTGAAGTAGAAGATATTGGTGATCTTAGAATTGATAACAGATCCATTGACGATACTTCTATATTTAGACAAGGTTACACATTAAGAAAAGAGGGTAACTATTTTGGTGGTACAGTAGCATCAGAAAACGATGAAGATATTGGTAATGTCTTGGGTGGAGCAGGTGGCAATAATCCAAGAATGGTTTTTAACTTGCATCATGGGGCAACAGACCAAGAAGCAGACCCAATGTTATTTCATATCTTTGATGGTTCTACATCCTCTAGACCAAATCTTTGGACAACAGATCATAAATTAAGAGGTATAGCTT